TTCTAGCCAGCCGTCTTGCAATGTTCGGGTGTCGACGTGTTCATATTCAGTTATTAGCGGTGTGTTATTCGTCATTATCTAGATCCTCTAAATAGCGTTGGTACTGCACTAGATTAAATTTTAATTCCATTTCTAACCACGCTTTCTCATCATCGCCAGCATAAGTAAGCCATTCACTGATAAACCCTAGTAAACGTTGATCACGTGCTGTTCTATTAATTGAACTGGCACCTGCGTTAGTTTTAATTCCCAGATAATCTGCCGGTGAATCTTCATTAATGAATGGCTCATCGTGTAATAGCATCGAACCAACACCTGAAACTATCCAATCGATAGAAACTCCATATTTAGCGTGAAGTTCGCGCAAGAATTTAGATCCAAGCGGGTTTTCTTCATAAATACTGTTCGTTACCGTCCGTACGCTAACACCCGTATCATTTTGAATATCAATGGGTTTTAGCTTTTTCTCAGACATAAACCGTTGAAGCCTGAAAACTTCTCCATGTTTTTTCTTGCCTGTCCATTTATTAGGGGGTATCGTTTCACTTGTCATTTAACAACCTCACTTTAAAACAAATTATAACAGGATTAAACCATGTCTATAGAAGTAAACAAATTATCAAAAACAACGAAGTCGCAGTGCATATCAGCACAGATCTCGTTTCGGCACTCTCCCAGCGTTAGGGAGCGAATTATTGAGCTGGCATATGAAAACAACATGAGCGAAGCCGACATGAGCCGGCAGCTTATTAACTCTGGGCTTAAGGCGAATTATGGCATTGACGTTCGTGGTAATCAGGTTGTTTAGCATGGGACACATTATCCCTAGCTTTCTAACACCTTAATATTGGTTAAAACACCCAAATTATGCACAAATTACTTGCCACCTCGATTAAACACGGACCGTTATCACCTAAAGAGGCGGTGATATTGCGTTATTTGTGTGAAGGCTATTTAAGAAAAGAAATAGCGGCACGCGTATTTAGAACACCCAGCACGGTAGGTAAACAAATAGAAAGTATTGCCGGAAAATTAGAATGTCGTTGTAGCGCTGAAATTGTAGCGACAGCTGTAGCACTGGGCTTAGTTAACGTTGAAGTTACCCACGACCACAGCTTATTTATCAAGTGCCTGGCTTTGCTATTGATTATGAATTTCACCGCCGGTCACATAGATATACGCCGTGGACCCAGAGCACCACGTGCATCACGCACATTAAGAATGGCGGGGCGAACAGGCCGTCAAAACAATCGTTTTATAAAAGGATATGAAGATGAATCAACCAAACCAAGCAACTGTTTTACTTGGCCACAACACCGCAACTGTGACACACGTATTGGATGAACCACTGCGCACACTGATCGACCGTGATATTCAAGATGAATTCAATTATGAAGTGCGCCGGCTGATGGCTGAGAACGCACGAAAGTTCAACAATGATAATCAGCAATTGATTGATTTCATTACCGCTACGCTCAGTTATTTTATTCAAGACGGTTACAGCCGTTTGCACATTAAACAGCAAGTCACCGATATGGTTGGCTGATATGAGCCTTAAAAATCCACCCGACTGGTTCACTTATGTGCCACTTGAATGGGTTCCGGCAAAAAGACTGATAGACCCAGCGACACTCACAAAAAATCAACGGCAAACATTGTGGGCAGGTATCAAAAAAACCGATCCCGCCCTGGCGGATTGTCTAAAAAACGATCCAACGCTTGCTGAATTACAACGCACATTTAACGGTACCGTAGTCTTTGAAGTTGATGATGTTCATCGCTTTATGCAGATGGGGCTGAAGGGATAGTGATGGACGAATTATTTTATTTACAGGACAACCGATCCTATGTTGGCAACGATATTCTGTGGTGGGCTAAAGATGCTCGTGGCTATACAACTGATTTGACCAAGGCTCATATTTATACAAAAGATGACGCCGTTAAGCAGAATCAATGCCGAGAAACGGATATCCCTTGGCCTAAAGATTACATCGATGCTAGGTCACGGCCAGTTGTTGATATGCAGTATGTTCGCGTTAAAGAAGCTTTAAAAGGTACGGGAATAAAGCTTAATAAGCCAAAACCACATAAAAAAACAACATACCGATGTGGAGGGTGCGGAAAGTTCATGAGTGAGTATCAGCTTTACTCAGGACCATGCACTAAATGCGATCAAGATAACAGACCTTAACAAGCGGTGTCCCATGCAAATAATTAATCAAAAACCTCTGTTTATACCCCTTAATAAAAAATACTACTTAGAGTTTGTCTCTGGAATGAAACAGGAAGAACTTCGACGATATGGCCCAAGATGGGACGAGAAAACCTGCGAAGTAGGACGAGAAGTTACATTGTCGTGTGGTTACGGTTCCAAACGAAGAGCAAAAGGCATAGTAACAAAATTCAAAAAACAGCACGGTACACTATTCGGATCGACGTATAAAGATTCGATTTTAGCTGTTTATGGAACATTAGATATATTTATTTCCTGCATACAAATTAACTGTGTTACGGAGATAATTAATGCAAAGAAATGATCTAAACCCACAAATAATAAACCTATTAGTTAATGATTTTCAGATGGTCGAACAGGGTAAATACTTACGCGGTCGTTGCCCACAATGTGAGAAAAAATCATTGTGGACGTGGATTGATAACCCCGGCAACGTGCAATGTGATCGCACTAATAAGTGTAATTATTCAGAGCCGACTAAGGATTTATTCCCTGAACTATTCGAGAAATTAAACGAAAAGTATCAACCGACTCAAGAAAACCCGCATGCCACTGCAGATGCGTATTTATCGCTGATCCGTGGTTTTGATATCGCTCAAATTAAGGGCTGGTACGAGCAAGGGGCGTATTACCATCCCCGTGGCAATAAAGGCACGGCATCGGTGCGTTTTTATCTTGATGAAGCCAAACAGATCCTATGGGAACGTTTGATTGATGATGTGATTATCACAGATGAACAGGGCGATACTGAATCACGTAATAAAAGTTTTAAAGGCTCATTTAAGGGCTATTGGTGGCAACCACCGACACTCACTATTAATAGTGGTGATGAAATTTGGTTGGTTGAAGGCATTCTTGATGCGATTGCACTTAATTTAAATGGCATCAAGGCCGTGGCGATCATGTCGTCGGGTACGTTTCCTGATGTATCACTCAAACCGCATTTAAGAAACGATATTACATGGGTGATAGCCACTGATAATGATGCGGCAGGGCGTAAAGCACTTGAAAAACACAGTAAAACATTACGTGATATGGGCGAAAACGTCACCGCCGCGTTATCGAGTAGCAATGATGCCAAGTCGGATTGGAACGACTTGCACAAAGCCGGAAAACTAAGCGAAAAAGACATTAACTTTTATCGCTACTTAGGCCGCCTTGAATTAGCACAAAGCTACACTGAAAAAGCCCAAATAATGTGGGAACACAACACCAACCGTAATTATTTTATTTATTCGTTTAGCAAAAGAACCTATGCCGCCAAAATGGATAAAGAACTGTATGACAAGGCGTATAAATCCTATTGGGGCAGCATTGCGGGGTTTGATAGCCATCAAATGTCAGATGATGATCTTAAACTTATCTTAAAAGAAGCCACCAACGAGCAAACATTCAAAGCCAACGAATACGCGGCCAATCAAGGTATAAAAATACGTGAAATAGCCACGTTCTCAATGAATTATTTGTACTTTCAACAGCCAGATAATGGCGAAGACGGTCAATACTTCTTTAGCTTTAAACTAGCTAACCATGGTCAAGAACGTCAGATTGCCTTTACGCATAAAACCCTATCAGCAGCCGGTGACTTTAAAAAATCATCGATGCGTTTACCGGGTGCGTTATTCACTGGCATCCAAAACGATCTTGATTGGTTATATAAAGAATGGACGCGTTACAACACCAAAGAAGTCAGAACAATCGACTTTGTTGGCTTTGATAGCGCAAGCCAAACCTACGTGTTTAATAATTATGCAGTTGAAGGTAGTCGGGTTCATAAACTTAACAGTCAATCGTTTTTTCAACTGAGAAAAGAAGGCATCAAAACCACGGTTGATATTAAACAAAAGCTATCAGAAAAGCATAATGCGACATGGATACCTGACTTTAAAACCGCTTTTGGCACCAAGGGCTTAGTCGCCTTGTCATGGTGGTTTGGCTCATTGTTCGTCGGTCAAATACGCAGGAAACACCGCTCGTATCCTTTTTTGCAAATAGCCGGCGAAGCTGATTCGGGTAAATCGTTGTTAATTGATGTGTTATGGCGGTTGCTAGGCAAAGACGGCGAATCATTTAACCCCGCTGCATCCACTGCGGCAGGACGGGTTCGCAAGATGTCAGAAGTATCAAACTTGCCGGTTTGTTTTAATGAAACCGACAACGAGGTAGAGAAAAACACCCACCAAAAACAATTCAACTGGAATGAGTTAAAAGACTTATTTGAAGGCGAGTTCGGCAAAGTAACTGGTATTAAATCACAAGACAATTCAACCCGAAAACCAGAGTTTAAAGGGATATTAGCCTGGACACAAAACACCAAGATAGTGGCATCTGAAGCCATGCAAACGCGACTTGTCGATCTTTGGTTTGACACTAGCCACCACAGTTCAGCGGGTTATAACGCATCGCAACGATTAAATGCGATAAAAGTGGAAGAGGTGAATGGCTTTGTTGTTAATGCCGTTAAACAAGCCGACCGTATTTTGAAGCACTTTAACAGCCAGTTTGATCGGCATCGGCTACACCTAATCAGCACCGGCAAAATCAAAACAAATCGGATCATCGAAAACCACGCAAAGATTATGGCTCTCGCTAACTGCCTGCATGGCTTATATCCAGAAATAGGCGAAGACGATTTACAAAAAACACACGACATGCTCGAACAAATGGCGATTGAACGCCAAGCATCATTGAACGAAGACAGCGAACTCGTCCAACAATTCTGGGCACAGTTTGATTATCTCGATAAACGCTTGGATTTAGAAGAAACACAAATACAAATGGTTCATCAAATGAACCACTCAAACCGACCAGAAGACGAGATATCGGTGAATTTAGAAGATTTTTATGTGGCGTGTAAACGACGTGATTTACCAATAATCGATCCTAAAGAGTTACGCCGGAATCTACATACCAGCAAAAAACACGAATATGTAAGTAATGGCCCCGTAACCTCACGGCTTACAAGAAAAAGTAAGCGGTGTTGGGTTTTTAAACGATAAGGAGAAAGTAATGTACACAATCGAAGAAAAACAAATAACAGATGCAGTAATTGAATTTACTAAAAAAGATCTAAACGCCGGTTTAGAACTAGTAACGGGTTTATTCGTAAGCCTGACCACGCTTGCTGTAGATCTTAGCGGTGAAGACCCAAGTAAAAAAATTGTAATAGAGAGTGGTGAAAAACGTGGTGTAACCATCCACGCAATAAAAAAATAAACCAAATTACCGCAGCGGATGTTCGGGCGAATAAGCACCGCGTGATGAAGATGGCCCTTGAGACACCACCAGAACGGCATCACCGACTGACCGGCGTAAGCGGTCAACTTAAATCAAATACATAAAGGCGAAGATAATGAATGAACCAACAAAATACTGTGCGAGTTGTAGAAAATACAAACCAGAATCGCAGCTAATTAAAAAGAAAGTAACCAGCATTAACGGTGGCAAACATACCGTTTTGCGTTGTGATGCGTGTTGGACGCTTAGGGGACGATAAGGTGAGAAGACAACAAAATATAGTAGATATGAGCCGTGGAAACGCCCAGCTTGGTGGTGTAAATATTATTGAAGCAGCTATGTTGCCTTATCACTCATCAGGCATTCAGCTTAGTGACAAAGTGATGGTAACTGATAAGTTTAGACACGAATTTAACCAGTGGCTTGATAGCCAGTTCGGGAAAGAGGTTGATGCGATTATGGTTGAAGGTAGCTACTACGTATCACCACAAGTAATGATGAACTTAAGACGACATAATAAAGGTTAATTGTAATGGCAAATAACGAATGGGGCACACCCCCACACTATATAGAATCGGCACGTAAAGTAATGGGCAGTATTGATACTGATCCAGCATCGAATGAGCAGGCACAGTTAACAGTGCAAGCAAAAACCTATTACACGCAAAAACGATCAGGGCTAGAAAAGCTATGGCATGGCAATGTATGGCTTAACCCGCCGTATGGTTATGGGCTGGCTAAGCCATTTTGTAGAGACTTAGCCGAAAACTATCGGATAGGCTTCACCACGCAAGCTATTGTATTAACGAATAATGTACCGGACACAATCTGGTGGAAAACCTATATTGGGGAACATTGCACGGCACTTTGTCTACCTGATCACCGTATTGGCTTTATTAATCCTGAGACGGGGATGCAGCAACGCGGTAATGATCGCAATCAATTGTTCGCGTACTTAGGGGATAACGTTGATGCCTTTATCGCTGAATTTAGTCAATACGGTTTATGCAGTGTGCCGGTGAGGTTAGCGGCATGAGTTTGGCTTTAGAAAACAAGGTTAAAGCACTCGAAAAACAATTGAAAAAACAAAAGTATGAGTTTGAAGCATCATTGACACTGTTCAAAAAACAACTTGATCAAGTGGTAACTGACAAGCAAATGATCACCGATGTATTGTATATAACAATGGAAAATTACTTACGGGACAATGTTGAATTTAGCCTGTCAGTTGAAGGCCGAATCAGAGAGATAATAAAACCATGATCGCCAAACTACTTCCCACCGCTTTAATCGTGATTCAAACCTGTGCGGCACTGCCTTATTTTAATGATGGCAACTGGCGCATGGGGTTTTATTGGTTGTTTGCAGCGGGGTTGACTACCGTTGTGACGTATTGAAAAATAAATGAAATGAGTTGTTGACATGCTCCCGAATGGGAGTATTATAGAACCTAACGAATCGGGAAATATCTTCCCAAGTGCACCTCGGCTAAACTGGGGTAAGGATCGGAAAATGAAAATATTAACTGAATTACAAGTTTCTACATTAACAAACTCAATGCTGAGAAATAATCGTACCGATGCTGAGATTGAACAGGCAATTATAGAAAAAACAGCAAAACTAAACGAGCCTAAAAAAGCATCGTTCTTTGATTCTTTTGATGATTCTGACGAATCAGGGGTGATGTAATATGTCTATTAAAATTTACACTGAGTTCCACCCATCAACATCAACTGCTATTAACGCTGGTGAAATACAGCTAGTCAAAACGACTAATGCAACGCCTAGAAACCTGATGACAGCCTACGCCTTTCTTTGTAGTCATCGAAGCGCCATGAACGCATCGTGGGGTAATGTTGGACATGTGCGGTCATGGATCAGCATTAATGGCCATGACATTGACGATGAGGACTGTAATTTATGGCTGCTGGACGCTGATACTCCTAAAGATATTTTGGATGATTTAACTAGAACAGATATTGCTAGCAAAATAATTACAGAAAACACGTAAAACATAAAGCCCCGTCATTACTGGCGGGGCTTTCACTTCGAGAAACTATCATGTCTAATCCAGCACGTTCAAAACTAATGCAATCATCGCGTGATCAATGGCTAACAACAAAAGATGGCGCGGTGGCTATGGCAACTAATGATGTGAAACTGGCTTATGCTCACGGGTTCACTGATGGCCGTATCAGCATGACGCTAGATGGTTATGTCTCGCCGGATACGCTTATTGAGTGCCAAAAATTAGCAGGTAAATCATTAATAGCTATGTTTATGATTATCAGCAACGAATCCAGTTTTTCGATTACTGAAAATAAACAAGATCGCGTTGATGAGTTGAATAAAAAGTTAGGCACAAATTACACTATTAATCATCTGAACAATTTCATAGCTGAGCGTAAGCCATTGCCTAAAAACATGGCATCGTATATGCGTTTATCAGTGATGCAGTATGTTTTCGGTGATGATATTGCTGAAATGTTGGTGGGAATAACTTAACTCGCAAATAGTTCAATTTGCCCAAACAAAGCCTGTCTCTCACTGAGTGGCAGGCTTTTTAGTATGGCGGCGGCGAGTTGTTGGGTGCTTTTAACGGGCGGGTTTAAATCATGCGAGTAACCGAGTTTAAACACAAAGCTAGCACCACATTCGCGAGTATTGACACACTGGCAGTACAGATCTTTCACCATCGGTGACAGGGCATTTGTTGAGGTTATTAACGCTTTACCGAAACAGTGGGGGCAATCAATCCGCATATCATACCTTGTGTTATGGCCATGGATGGCCGGTATACAGAAAATGCAGGAGCATTTTTCTGGGTTGGGTTATTATAACAAAAACATAAGGTTATGACTTGATTGTCAGTTGTTTTTAAACACGTTTAAACGTTGCAACCAATATTGATATGTTGAACCGCCTAAAAACATCAACAAAAGCCAAACATTATCACTTACCTCAAAATACAGCCCTAGAAGATAGGGTGCTTGGTAGCAAACAGAACAGACAGCGAACGCTTTTAATACTCTCATAAAAACACCTTAATTAATTAGCTTGCGTACTCAACCACACTGGATCTTTGAACGAAACAACCCCAGCACCAAGGTGTTCATTAAACTCTAAAAACGGCTGTTGTAACGCGCCTATTTCGAGTTCGTGATACACCTGCATAATCGTGCCCAAGTTACCAAAACCGCCGGTATTGTCGGGCATGATGCCTGAAAGCCCGGGCTGCATACGGTGCATGGATAAAATCTCATCGCGGGTAATGTTTTTCACTCGCTCGAATTCATCTTTAGTAGAAATATCGCCCACGGGAATAACTTGCACGGGTTCTTTTGCTGTAGATCTACCAATATTCAAATACAGCGATCGGAAGTTACCGGGTCCCTTTGATGATTTAACTTTTTGCTCTATCACTTTGGCGGTTTCATCGTCTAAATCGGCATCATTGGTGACTAAGATATAGCCCATGTGCGCGCCGTTTAAATAGTATTTTCGGCGAAACAAACCGGCTTCTTCACTGAGCAAGACAGATTGAATACCGCCCAAATATTCGGGCACACCGTAAATGGACTGCTTGATATCGGGCTCGATTATTTGAATGACTTCACCGGGCTTAAATTCAATATTGCTGCCATCTTTATTAATTTTAAAAAACTGCCCTAGCTTTTTACCACGCCGCATTGATATTGAGGGTAAATGACCGGTGCGAACAGGTTTACCAAATGCATTGGTGAACACTTGCACATACATCATGCCGGTGACGACATAATCGAGGGCTAGTTTTTGCAGGGTGTTATAGGTCATCAATTTGGATGGCGTGAACCATTTCAGCACCATATTCTTTTTAAAGTGCAAAATAGAATTGTGATGCGGATTCGCCGTCATAATGTCAGCAAGACCGGAAAGCGACACCGGCGGCCTGTAAAAATCACCATGAATATCAAGAAACACGCCTAGATAATCGCCTAAATTATTACCTAAAACAGGTTCGGGATCGCCAAAACTAAAGACGTGGCTGGCTGATGTTGTTTTGCTGGTTGTTGTTGTCTCTGTCATGGGGATTCCTAATTGCTAAATGATACGGTTGTTTTTTTGCGTGGTGCAATTTTTTCGTAATTAAAGGCGTGCATGATCGCCCATGCGACATCGGCATGGCCGGTATCACCACTGCGATTAGCACCGTAGGTGATCTGGCCGCTTGCGGTGGTTGTTTTGGTGATCATCATGAATGATTGGGTGACTTCTTTATCCGCTGCGCTATATTGAAACTTGCCGTTTGAGATTAGATCTAGGGCTTTTAATACCAGTTCTGTTTTTGTTTGTACGCTGTAATTAATGGGCGTGGCGCGGCGATAGAATTGCTCGACTAATTCAAATACGCCATAGCCTATGCCGGTGACATCGATGCCGATGTGTTTTACATTATGTTTGTCGGTTTCTTCTTTGATTCGGTTAGATTGAAACTGAAAATTAACGCCTTGGTAGCTGTCTTTTTTGAGTAGACGCCATTTCTCAGCCGGGCGCAGTGGGATTGACACGATAGCGAGGCTGGCATTGTCACGGGTGCGTGATGGATCGTAGCCTAGAGCCACGGGTCTATTTCCAAACGGCCTTGCGGTGTCGGGGTAGTAATCACCCCATTCTTGCGTATCGACCATACAACTCATTAAGGTGGCGAGCGTAAATACGCTGGCAGCATCATCAATGAATATGCACATAAATAGATTGGCAAAATCATCATCGGTGTATTCTTCTTGCAGCTCTTCAATATCGAACAGGTCGCAACCTTGTGCCTCGGCATATTTCACCGTGACACTGTGCCGCCATACTTTATCGGGACCTAATGCGCCGTTTTTTAGTGCTTTATGGCTAACATCAAACTTTATCTTTTTGTCTTCTGCTCGGTTTTTATTGAACTTCTCACCATTCCACATCGGAAAGGCTTGATGCGATTGTGCGGATGGGGTTGAGAAGTAGGTTCGCCGCCATTTTTTATGGGCCGACATGGCCGAGGCGACTTTCCATAGCTTTTCAAAGCCTGGTATCCAAAAGACTTCATCTATATATAAGTGGCCGTGATATGACTGAGCGGTGCGGCTATTGGTGGAAAGAAAGCGAATCTCGGCCCCGTTGGACAAGATGATCACGCCTTGGCCTTTTAACTCAATATCAAAATGCTGTTGAGCAATGGCGATAATGTACGCCTTGAACACTTCGGCCTGATCGCGTGATGCGGATAAGAATATTTGATTGTCACCGGTTAAAACGGCATCTTCAAAGGCTTCATAGGCGAAATAATAGGTAGCACCAATTTGCCGTGATTTAAGAATAAAGCGATTACGACGAGTGAGGGGATCGCGTTTCTTCTCATGCCACAGCAATTGATATTCAAAGAAGTGGCCATTTCTAAAATCATCAAACTGATCTTCGGTGAGCTGGCTTATATCATTTTTAACCGTCTTTTTTCTGCTACGGCTGGATTTTTTTGACGAGTCTTGTCGGGTTGAAACCCGACCTACGGGATCGGTGGTGCTGGCCACACCCATAAATTCTGGCGGAATATAACTCCCACTCGCCAGCATCTTAGCTTCAGCTTGTAGTTTGTCAGCTTTGGCAATGTTGATCCGTAAATCACCAAACGATGTAGACAGGCGAACCAGTTCTTCTACTTCAGCGGGTGTTTTGTTTTCCCGCTCTGCCAGAATGTTGATCCGGCGTGCAATACCTTGTTCAACGGTATCCGGTGGCGAGAATAACACCCAGCCGCCGGCATCACGCCAGTTATAGAGTGTGCGTTCAATAACACCTAGTTCTTTGGCGATCTCTTGCAGCGTCCACCCTTTTATAAAGAGGGTCTTTGCGGTGTTTTTTAGCTCGGGTGAATGTCTAGCCATACGTCTCCATTATCCTTTCACGTCATTTTAGGTGTTAAAAATGGAAAGTTAACCCTTTCAAATTACTAGCAATTCCTAGATTGAGCCCAAAGGAATTCCACGCGATCTAAAGCGTTGATGTGACTGCTTTTAACACCTAAACTTTGCCTAACGTAATCAAAAACACCCAAATAAAGGTGAGTCATGTAATGCCAAAGAATTTAAAAACAGATTGGAAACGTATTGGTCGTAGTGGTCCAACAGTAGATGGCCGAGTGATAGAACCCGAAGCACTTAATCAAGCCGCTAAAAATTACGATAAAAAGTTATTTTCAGCCGTTATAAATTACGAACATGCAAACTGGTTAAATCTAGGGTCTGTCGAAGCGTTACGCAGCGAAGCCAATACAGAAGGCGGTGTTGATCTATTCGCCATCATCGCGCCTAACGATATTTATCTAAGTCTTAATAGAGACGGTCAAAAAGTTCACACCAGCATGGAGTTGGATTTTGATTTTAGAAATACTGGCGAAGCTTATCTAAAAGGTTTGGCAGCCACCGACCGGCCTGCATCAGCCGCCACTACACAGATGGCCTTCTCAAGCGAGCAAAAAACAACGCTATTAGTGTCTTCTTACACTGAATCCGCCATTCAAAAATTCAACGATGAAACCAACGATGAGCAAGCGCCTAGCTGGTTCACCTAATTCTTTAACAAACCAGCCGAGGCCGACATGGATAAGAAAGCATTAGCAAAATTACAAGCGGATTTCACCGCATTACAATCACAATTCACTGCATTAACACCCGCTGAAAAACCAGCTGTTGATGATAAAAAAAAGGGTGCACCTGAATACGCATCAAAAGAAGCGGTTGCCGAATTACTGACTAAATTCACAGCACTTGAAGCCAAGCTAGCCGGTGACGACGAAGGCGAAGGTAATGCAGCGGATGTGAAGCTTGCAGCACTACAAACGGCGTTTGATGATTTATCAACTAAATTTACTGCGGCACTAAAAGAACAACCAAGCACACCCGCTGGTGATCACGTTGGTGATGCTACTAACGCTTCAGACTTAATGTAAGGAAAACTACAATGCAGTTATCAACACTCACACGCGCACGATTACAAGATCATTTTACCGCCACTGCCTTAGCTTTTGGGGTTGAAGGGAACGTGGTCGCCGTGGGCAATCATTACGCGGCAACGCCGACGATGGTTCAGGCTATTTATCGAAAAATTATTGAAGATGGCAATGCGTTTTTATCGAGCATTAACATTGTGCCTGTTTCTGAAATGTCGGGCGAGAAAATAGGCTTCAGTTTGGCTGGTCGCACGGCAAGTCGAACAGACATGAGCAACCCTGCCAACGAGCGCACGCCTAAACATCTATCCAGTCTTGATTCTAAAGGCTACTTATTAGCGGCGACTGAATGGGATGTGGCATTAAGTTACGCCAAGATTGATTCGTGGGCTAAGTTTCCTAATTTTGCCACCTTATATATGTCATTAGTTCGTCTTGCGATTGGTAACGATATGTTGCAAGTGGGCTGGTCGGGCACATTAGCCGCCGCGGCGACGGATATTGCTACTAATCCATTATTACAAGATGTGAACAAGGGTTGGTTGCAGTTAATTCGTGAATTTAACAGCGGTTCTCAATATTTGTTGGGTGCTGCTGGCTCAGTTACGCTGGGCAGCACAACCTTCAAAAACTTGGATGTACTCGCTAAAGCGGCTAAAGATATGTTGCCTGTTTACCACCGCAACCGTGATGATTTGGTGCTGTTGGTCGGTAACGATGTGATGTCGTATCAAGATGATGTTTATCTTGAACTCAACGGCAATACACCGACCGAAAAAGCAATGCTTTCAGGTCGAATTACTAAAGCCTTTGCGGGTATGCCTACGCTGACACCCGCATTCTTCCCTGACAGCACTATTGTAGTGACGCCGCTGCGTAATCTATCTATTTATTATCAAGATAGTTCGGTTCGTCGACTTCAAAAAGACAAGCCAGAACGCAATGAAGTGCAAGATTTCAACTCTGCAAACCAAGGTTACGTGGTTGAAGATGAAGAAATGACGGGCTTGATTGAAGGCATTGAATACGCGTAAGCGAGTAGCTAACTTTATAACCCTGCATTTTTTGCGGGGTTATATGGATGACTATTTAATATAAAAATCCAGGCGGATCAAGATGAATATTATTGAAAAAATTAAAGCACAGCAGATTGCAGATGCGCTCGAGCGCGGTGAAGAGAACCCGTATTTAGACGCGAAAGCGCCTGTTGTTTCAACAGAACCAGCGCGACTAGGCCTTGCTAATAAGATCAAAGCCACGCAACTAGCAGAAAACCCCGACTTTTATGGTGTTGATATGGCGACGGGCTCTGATGAATCGAAATCTATTGTTATCGGCGGTCGTAAGTCAGGCAAGGCTCACGCCCTATACGAACAACTTCAAGTGGGCATGTTGACTGATATTGCCCGTATTAAAACGGTACCGGTATTAGAAGAAAAACAGGCGATTAAACGCACCTTATTACCCGCTTATTTACCGTTTGTGAATGATTATGTGGCGAATGGCCATGACTACCCCTGTGATGTCGCGGTGCAAGTCATGATCTGGTTATTTGATGTCGATGACATTGAAAACGCCTTGCGGATTGGCTTGCATTTAGTCAAAACAGGCCACAACACAACACCGCCTAAATGGGCAAGAACCTTAGAAGATGTGGTTACAGATGCGATGTATGACTGGGCAAATAGCCAGCTTAAAGATGAACATTCGGCCAGCCCATATCTTGATCAACTGGTTGTAGCGATGACGGTGGGTAAATGGGATATGCACCCACTGATGTTGGCTAAATCATTCGTGATGTTAGCTAAACATAAAGCACGCGAAGGCAACTATCGACAATGCCTGGTGTTATGTGGATACGCTGAAACATTGCTCGGCAAGCAAGCAGGCGTGAAAGGCTTGAAAGCACTTGCACTAAAGAATATGACTGAAACGGGCGTAGAAACCTACATCCGCGAAAACAGCTAAAAGATTAAACGGCTCCGCCTGCTGGGGCTTGGCAAACACAACTTAAATCCTCTTGATTGTTGAATTTACGTTGCGCTTTGTCCCAGCACCTACACTAACTTGGGATCATTATGTCGCTTACTGGAAAACCATCACTGACCACTGCATCACCCATCACCAATGATGGGTTTTGGATCGATGTGGCTATGGCTGACTTGATGAGTAAATATCGCATCCCAAGTGAATACGCTGATGACACGGTTAAATGGGGTTTATCCCTTGCCGTGATTCGCGTTAATGAACAATTAGACCGCATTAAACAGGCCATCTTATTAATGCCTTTCACCACCTTTGAACTGTATATGGACAGCAATTCGATGCCAGTTGTCGGTAGTGAATTACTACAAGTGCATTATGAACACGCGGTTTATAGCCGTGCCAAGGCGTTTTTATTACAGCAATTCTCGACGATGAATAGTCGAAAAGTAGCCGAAAACGAAGCCAAAGAATCCGAACAAACTGAGCAATATTGGTTGGATGAAAGTGCCCAGTCCATTGCGTTTTTAATGCGCACCTTTTTTCCTGCTGAATCTTTTGTCAGTAAATCTAACGTGCATGTGAGCCTGATCTAATGGTCAAGCTTCAGCAAATTACCGCATTCATTATTGGCCTAGATTTAGTGGCGGCTGAGAACATAGATGCCTGGGTAGAAAACCCTAAGATCGTACCGCGTGGCAAATCAATGGGCGATGGCGGTATTGTGCTGTACACCCAAACCTATAACGCGGTTATTTTTATTGAGCGATTCCCCCATAAAACCCACCCAGCCGAATTATTGTTTGGTCAGGTGTGTGCCTGGTTAATTGAAAACGAGGGTGATCGTGATGATATTGCGACACCTGATACCGATGTCGACATTCTCGATGCTGAAACAGCTGATATCGAAATCACTATTTCATTTGAAGAAGATGTGTTGGCGGTGCCTGATCCAGCCGGAACGATTGTGCTGGCTGGTATTAACTACCGATTAGCCGATGTAGTGATTGATTACGCTGATCAAGGCGAGGTCACAACATGAGGTTAACGACTAATATTGAAGGTTTATTGCCGTTAAAGCAGCAACTGCAAATACTGGCCATGCCCAAACCTTTACGCCGTCGATTGCTTAATCGCACCGCTAAGTTTGTTATTCGTGATAGCCGTAAACGGGTGCGTAAACAAGTTGATTTAAAAGGCATGCCCTTTGAAGCGCGCGCCAAAAAACGCAAAGGC